CTCCATTCTTTTTTACGCATACTCGCACATTACCTATGTGCACGGTATAACTAACGAAGACGGGAGATGCCTAGGGCACCCATGATCGCCAGCTGTGTACCACTGAGAGTATTCTCAGGGGTAAAGAAACCGAAAGGATCCCCTTTTACACGAGTCTTTCTAAACTGTGTACTAGAGGAGGTACCTGATAGAGTGACAGTTTTACCAGCGGTGTCATAGAAATAGCCTACGGATTCAATTTCCCGTCGGCGTTCATCGTGACACATAACGTAAAACCAATCGGCAGCGAGCCGATTGGCTACGCCGGAGTCCATATTTTCTAATATGTTCCCCACGTTGAAAAACCAATCACTCATCCAGGTCCAGGGTAACGCATTCCAGATCACTGCGGGAGATGGTTGAAATCCGAAGATTCTAGCCATCATTGCAGTAGTCCAGTTTATGTCCCTGGGGCCACCCGGAAGCCAATATCGAAACTCGGCAGAAGCCCAGACTCGATTTATGGCACGATCCGTGGTGCGAATAACTCCGATCTTCGGATAGTACTGTGTCACGAACGTTGGCTTTAAACCGCCACCGTACGATGATGCAGTTGTATCTGCAGTCAGATTATTCGTTTCGTTGAGTTGTATAGCTCGACGAACAGGCTTACCATTGTCACGCAGGAGCTGCTTCAATCGTTTTTGCATGTTAATTTGAGTTTTAACAGTTTTAACGATATCAGACAGCAGAGGTTTCCAACCGAACTGGAGCGCTAGGTAATAATCTCCTATCGCATTTAATCCATTCTTCAGGAACCTCTGTCTAAGCATTTCCGGGACCTCACGCAACTCGTAAATTGCGTTAAGCGCCTGGAAACTAGGCTTAGTAGGCTTCATCCTGTTGTATGCCTCATTACCATACCCGCTTAAATCAGGTTCTGATACAGCGAGTGGGGTAGGAGGAGTAGGACCGACCAAAGCACCATCATAATAACTATGAAAAGTGCCCGTTGGTTGATAACCAAATCTAGCAACTTTCGCCGGCACAAGACAACGGTTGATGATATAGCCATAACGGCTAAATACACCACCTACGTCTCGATTCGGAGGAAAGTCAGGGTAGCCATAATGCCCACGATCACCAAGTGCTAGAACGGTATGCTCCGTATAAGGAACATCCGTGATAACAGTGGCAGTCGTGTTTTGGTATAATGTGCCAACCCTAACTGAATTGCTAGTGTCAGTCTTACGCATACAGTAACAACCTTTCAGTCAACGGAGCAAGGACGTAGAACGCCGGGAGGCCCTTAGGGG